TGCCTTGCCAAGACGCGCCTCAAACCATTCAGGTGTCTGCTGCATTTGCTTGCCTTATTGCATTGACGCGCAAAGTGGTGAGATTTTTAATCCGGTTGTATTCCGGGCCGCTCTTCGCGCCAATAACTCCCAAAGCATTTTTCCATATTGCCTCTAATTCTGCTTCCGTCTGCGCACCTTCAATGCTTGCCTGGAAGTGTTCCACCGCTGACTTAGGTTTTTGAGAATCTGTGGCCGCTTGCCCATCGTCGTCTTCACTCGCTATTCCGAGACAAGCCATAAGGCTGTAACGGCGAGCATACGTCAGAGCGCTCCCAAACCCTTGCGGGTCATATTTCACTGCTGGCATTACCAAATGGCCGCCGGACAGCATTTCGCCAGACGTGTGCAGTAGAATTGTTTCGACGTGCACTTCTTCCTTCGCCGCGTGTGTAAGCTGCATGAGCGCAATACCATTGGTGTTCAGACTGTCAATCACAGCGGAAAGGCAGGTTGCAAGATCGGCGTACTTATTTTTATAATACACGTTGACTGTTGTCTTGAGTGCTTTTTGAAAGCCTGCCTGCGCTTTTACGAACGCCGCAGCTATCTCTTTCATGTATTTAACTCCATAATTTTCGCTGTCCAAGAACGCTCCCAGAGCAACTCATAAGTGCGCCGCGCACCTATTGCTTTGAGATAATATGTTGGCCTAATTTCGCCTCCTGCCGCAACCCACAAATTAGGCTTGCGGTAATGTGGCACATACGTTTTTCGCCGCGAAACATAAACCGGCTGCAACACGCGCTGCGCAGGCAAAGCAAGCGGATCTACAGCATCATTCACGGTTTACAGATTGCTGAGCCTCATATTTGCAAGATGCTTCGATAGCGCCTAAAGCCTCAAAATATCTTGCCCATTTGTCTGCCCACCACTGATCATACCTTTCCTTGTCATCGCTGGTATAGGGTTTTTTTGGTAGCCCATTTTTTAAAATATCTTCAACCGTATCAGTCATAATTATTAAGTTGACCCTAAGTTGCAGAAGAAATTCTAGATCGTTTTGAGGTAGATCTCGCGACTTTATAAAGTTATTAATCAACTCTTTGTAGGATGTAGTTGTGTGCATATTTATGCCTTATGCAAAACGATGTTCTTTGTTTGGTGCGCAGCAAGGGCTTCTTTGCCAGCTTGCGTTGTGTAATAACGCACCCCTCCTCTTGGACCAGTCTTGCGCGGCTCAAGCCAACCGACGGTCACAAGCCTTTTAATTACGTCATGGTCGCTGTATCCTCGCGCTCTTCGATGAATTGTGGCACCGTCGTCATTAAGCCCGGCAGTGAGTTTTTTGTGCGCGACAGTATTGCGCAGGCCAATACGCAACGCAGGCCGCAGGTTCTCAATCGTTGTAACGTGCATTGTGATTCTCCTGGATATTTGTTGCTTCAACGCTGTATTAAAGGCACGCCCACCTCTTGCCTTGGGCGCATGTATTGAGTACTATGCAAGCAATTAACGACATATTCCCAGTTGATATCATATTCCCGGCCAACTTGGTCAATAATCTGGTAACAGTAACCCTGGTTGCCTAATTGCACCGCTTGACGGCAAGCCGCACGGGCGGACCGGTGAACGGTATACCCTTTGCCACCATAATAAGCGGCTAGAACCACCGCAAATTGGCAGCCAGAGTGGAAATCAATATCGCGATCGAATAGGTCAGATGCAATATCCTTTATTGATCCGGTGTTGCTCATTTTTTGAGGGATTGTGTAGACCATAATTTTTCTCCTAAATAAAAAAATAAATCAACACTAAGTAGTTACAGCATCGTCCATGCGATGACCGCGTAAAGTGCTCCAAATAGACCAGCGCCGAGCACGCCTTTCCAGTCGGTCTGTCGCTTGGCGGGACAGTCCCTGCCTTGACGGCAGCAACCGGTGCAGGGTGGACATGTGATCATTGCGCCTCCGTTGCGCTGCGTTGTGCAGGTAGAGGCAAGATTAAGCGCACTTGAGCCTTGCTGTCAAGTAGGCTTGATACCTTTTTTGTAAGGAGTTGTAAAAGCTGGCTTGTGCGCCGTCAATCGCCTTACATCATCTTGCCGCGCCAGGCGTGGACGACGCGGCCAATGCACTCTATGTCTTGCGACATCGTCAGTGTCTCGGTGCTCTGGTGCTGGGGGTTGTCCGAAGATACGCGCCAGCTCCCGTCGCGAATGTTCTGCGAGACGCGTTTAATGAACAAGCGGCCGAAAGCCCGCAACACATAGACCCCATCGACATCTGGGGAATTGCGGCTTAGGTCAACCAAGACAATGTCGCCGGATGACAACGTCGGCTCCATGCTGTCGCCAAGCGCGTGTATAAGACGCAGGGACCGGGCATCCTGCGTGCCGGACAATCTGCCTAAAAAACGCGGACTTACATAGACCTTTGACACGCTGAGGTCGTCGTCACGCAGCTCAGACCCGCGACCCATCTCGCCGCTGTTTTGCAGCAACTCAATCGGAATGTCGTTGCCGCGCTCATTGACTGCGCGCATTGGCTCCTCGCCGCCGATCAGCCATTCGACGCGCACGCCTAAAGACCGAGCTGCAGCGTAGCCGTGCAGCAGAGACATCGACGGAGTTTTGCCGGTGCGCCAGTTGCTCACTGCTGTTGCGCTCACGTCGGTGTCGAAGGCTAGCTGTGCGGAGGACTTGCCTGCTGCTGCAAGGGCTTTATTGAGGCGGTCTGCAAGGGTCATCGCGAAAGCCTGATTTCAAGGAACCGTCAAGCCTACTTTACCTGCTCCGGCGTTGTCAAGTCTCAAGCGAGCATCAAGCCTACTTGACATGCGTCAAGTTCGCTTGTAACCTCCGCCGATCATGAGTGTCAGCGAAGCGATCGAATTGGCCGGAGGCAAGCGCGAGCTTGCCGAGCTGCTCGGCATCAGTCTCCAGGCAGTCTGTCAGTGGCGCGATGAGCTACCAAAGGCGAGGCTCTGGCAACTCCAAATCTTGCGGCCTGAATGGTTTCGGAGGCGCAAGCCGTGAGTTTGCGGATTACGTCTAAGGTTTGGTCCCATTTCCAAGGTAGAGGCAGCGCCTTGCTTCTGATGCTCGCGCTGGCTGATTACGCCGACGAGGAAGGAGTGGCGTTTCCAGGTCTTGACGCGATCGCTCGCAAAACTAGACTTAGTCGGCGACAAATTCAGCGCTTAGAACAAAGTTTAATCGAGCAGGGCTACTTGCGCATTCTCCCAAACAGCGATCTTGTTCGCACAAAAGTCGTACAACTGGTTCTAACGGAAGTTATGCACAGGGGTGACACGGATGTCACGGGTGACATTTCAGCAGGGGTGACAAGTCAAGCAGAAAAGGGTGACATAGCTGTGTCACCCAAACCATATAACCACCATATAAAGAAAGTAAAGCGCACGCGCGCTCTTGTGAACAAAGCGCTGCCAGAAGACTTCTGTCCTTCCGACGATCACGAACGTCTTGCAGCAGACCTCGGGCTAGACCTGCAGGCTGAGCTTGCGAAGTTCAAAGACCATCACGCAGCTAAAGGGTCAACCTTCAAAGACTGGGCTGCTGCCCTGCGTACTTGGCTTCGCAACGCTGCAGCATTTCGAGACAGCCGAGCCGCTGCTCTACCTCAACCTCCCCCGCGCAAATGGCGCGACGTAAAGCAGGAGTGGATCAATGCATTCCGTGTCGAAAGCCAACGAAGCAACGACGTCGTCAGCTAGGGATCGCCTTATTGCACAGCGTGTCCTAACGCGCTTGTCAGCGCTTTTTGGGGACGCGTTTGTGCGTCAGTGGACCGCTGTCGACCCAGAGTATATGCAGCAAGTTTGGTCTGAGTCGCTGCGAGGGTATACCCCAGCCGAGATTATAAGGGGTCTAAGCGCTTGCGCGCGTCAACAGTATGCGCCAACCATTCCTGAATTTTTACTGCTCTGCAGGCCGAATCTGGACGCTGAGGCGGCATTTCGAGAGGCATGCCAGCAGTTAATCCTGCGAGATCAAGATTGCGACACTTGGTCGCATCCAGCGGTGTATTGGGCTGCGCAAGATTGCAGCGCATACGATGTTTTGCACTCAAGCTGGCCGCAGATTAAAACACGTTGGACTGCTGCGCTTCAAAAAAACCTAGCTAACTTGTCATTGCCGCCGGTTCCGCAGCGCTTGCGCGAATTACCCGCACCGCGCATGACGCGCGAGCAACTCTCAAACCTGCAGGCACAAATGAAGGCGATGCTTAATAAGCGCGCTGCGACCGCTTGAGTTGCACAGAATGTCAAACAAATTGCCTGTACCAACTCAAATGCGAGGAGTGCCGCGCACGTCTTTTGCTGCGAGCAGGCCAGAAATATCGTCAAGTGACGCTGTACGTCCTCGATCGATTTGGCCCGCTGGAGGAACCTCAGCAAATTATGGACGAGGTGCATCGTCGCGAGCAAATTTCAAGAGACAACATGGGCGAGCAATTGCGAGGCTTATCGCGCGAGCTGCGGCGCAAGGCAACCCGAAAGACTTAGTCCGAGCAATAAAGCACGCGAAAACATTATTAAAACTTTTTATGGGGTAGAAACATGGCAATTAGTGATGAAGAGCTGCGCAGCGCAATTGATAGTTTACTAATTCGCAACCTGCAACTACGACGCTTTCTTACACGACTGCTTGACAATGAGGATCACTTTGGGCGCATAACGACAGAAGATTTGCAAGACGAGATCAGAAGGGTGCTTGCTTTCGATGACTATCTCATATCAGATTAGTGTGCCCTGGCCTCCTACGATCAACACTTACTGGCGGCACACAATATCGCGCAATCGCGTTGTTGTGTATCGCACGGTGCAAGCAAAAAAATACATTAGCGAAGTTGTTTGGCGCGTTAAACAAAATCCAGCGGCGATGTTTCATGAATGGGTCGCGTTAACGCTGCATATGTTCCCGCCAGACTTGCGTCGTCGTGATATTGATAATCCGCTTAAAGTGTTAATCGACGCGCTGACGCAATCTGGACTGTGGAAAGACGACTATCAGATAAGAGCGCTTTCAGTGCGACGATTTGATAAACAGGATCAGGGCAGGGTTGACTGTTTTGTCGTTTGCGATGGCGCTTAAGTTTAATCGACGCGCGCAAAACTAAACAAGGGCAATATGAGGATAAAAGAACAGGACTTAAACGAAAGCGGCGTCGACCCGATGGTTGTGTTGCGAGCAGCAGTGGATGCGATTGTGGACCGCAACTTAAGGATGCGCGCACTTTTGCATCGTTTACTGGATTGCGAGGATTTGGGTTATGCGTGTACGCAGGAGGTGCGCGACTTGATAAGGAATGAGTTGAAACATGGGAGGTAAAGACCCAACGCGCTGAAATTTCATTTTAAATGAAGGTAGCGTGGCAAATAAAAAAAAACAGATTATCTTAAGTTTAGTGTTTTGCACGGAGCAACAAATTGGCAGTGCCTACAGCAGCAATGGCGGCAGAAGCGAGACGAGGTCTTGACTGGCGCAAAGAGTTTGGACGCGGCGGCACAGCCATCGGCGTAGCGCGCGCGCGCGACATTGTGAATAGGCGCGATTTGCCGATCAGCACAATCAGGCGCATGAAATCGTTTTTCGCGCGGCACGAAGTCGACAAGCAAGCGCAGGGTTTCCGCCCAGGCGAAGACGGGTATCCGAGCGCAGGGCGTATTGCATGGGCGTTGTGGGGCGGCGATCCGGGACAGTCGTGGTCGAACGCAAACGCCGATGACCCTAAATGAGTTGGCTCTTTTCGCGGGCGCTGGCGGAGGCATATTGGGCGGACACTTGCTTGGATGGCGAACCGTCTGCGCTGTCGAATGCGACTGCTACGCCGCAAGCGTACTTGTCGCAAGACAAAATGAAGGCATTCTCCCGCCTTTCCCGATTTGGGATGACGTTCAAACCTTTGATGGACGACCTTGGCGGGGCATTGTTGACGTGGTATCTGGGGGCTTTCCGTGCCAAGACATCTCCAGCGCAGGAAGAGGTGCAGGCATCACCGGACAGCGCAGCGGACTCTGGTCAGAAATGGCTCGGATCGTTTGCGAGGTACGACCGCGTTACGTCTTCGTGGAAAACTCACCAATTCTCACTTCTAGGGGGCTTGACCGAGTACTCGGAGACTTGGCCGCGCTGGGGTTTGATGCGCGATGGGGAGTGCTCGGCGCTGCCGACTTGGGAGCACCGCACCAGCGAGACCGAATCTGGATTGTGGCCTACGCCGACAACAACCTGCGACCGGGCAAATCACAACAGCCCCAGCGTGCTGAACCGACAACATGGGATCAACCTTGCCGGTGCAGTGATGAAATGGGCGACGCCACAACAGCGCGATTTTCGCAGCGGCCAAGCGAGCAGGTGGGACAATCCAAAGCGGTCCCGAAATTTGAACGATCAGATTGCGAAATGGCCGACTCCAATGGCACACGACCAAAAGCGCGCTTCTCCGGCAGAAGCGTTACGAAAAACACCATCGCTTGCAAGCCGAATTGGTGGATCACTGAACCCAACGTGGGTCGAGTGGCTGATGGGGTGGCCGCTAGGGTGGACAGACTTAAGGCCATTGGAAATGGACAAGTTCCGGCAGTGGCAGCAGCAGCATTTGCGCTACTAAGTCAAGACAGCAAATTGTCGCAAGTTGAACATGCCAACCACTCCTATCAATAGAAAGTGCGCACAACTCGGCTGCCAAGAAAACAAGTCACCGCCCAGTATGTGGTGTCTAGCGCACGGCGGAGGTAAGGGCGATACAGCGTTACAGACGGCGGCGCTGTATAAAAAAGCACAATGGCAAAAGCGTCGTGCTATTGAATTGTCTAAACAACCGCTGTGTGTCGCGTGTCTAACAAAGGGCAAGGTCACAGCAGGCGACAGCGTCGACCACATATTTCCGCACCGGCGTGATGCGCAGCGGTTTATCAAAAATCGTTATCAGGTGTTATGCCGTGCGTGTCACACAGCAAAAACGGCGCTTGAGAAGCAGGGGAGGTATGTTGACTATGCTCGAAATAGGACATACACAGATTCTGACTACCTCGATGGCGACAGCGGGGACAGCGGGGACACAAATCTGCAGCGTGATTCCGCGCAGTGAATTTTGATAAAGAAACTTATGAAGAGCGCGCAGCCATTATGCAATACGATGGCGGTCTGTCGCGAGCTGAGGCCGAAGCGGCAGCGGCTGTCATCGCACGCGCAAATTGCGCAGACTGTCTGCATGAGACGCGGTTCAAGAACTGTGGTCGACCAGTCGAAGCCAAGCTGTCAGAGACGTTCAAGTTGATCGCACACCCTGAGGAAGGAAAGGGTTGCTTGGTCTTTGAGCCAAAGCTGCTAGAAGACGCATTGTTGTTGCTCCGGCGAGTCGATGCGGCGCTGGCGGCCAAAGCAATTGATCAAAGCGATGCAGACATCGCACGCGCATCAATCAAAGAGCACAGCGCTGATCCCTTTTACCTCAAAGAGTGGGCGACGCTGCTTAAATGGTGCATGCAAGCTCAGCAGCGCAGCGGCTTGCAGAAATAACTTAATTAATTATATAATTGACAAGGGG